AGGAGTTCAAATGAAGATTACAGTAAAACAACTAAAAGGTTTGATTAAAGAAGCGATTATGGATGTACAAGAATCTTATTTTGATGAAGATCAAAAACAAGAAATAACAAGACTAGCTGCTGAGTTCGGAGAAAATTACGCAAACTCAGGGAAAATCGATTACCTAAGAAAGTTTGTAAAAGATATTGAAAATATCGAACAATCAAACTTCGAAGACTTGGCGGGTGCTGGTCATAAAAAGTATCGATTCTAAATTTGATTAAGCTCAGAAAACCGAAAACCCCGGAGGAAACAAATCCTGCCGGGGTTTTCGGTTTGAAGAGGAGGAGATACGGTAAGTTAAGTTATTGCATTACAGATCAGCGAAAGCGTTATCAAGTTTATCAGAGGCAGGGTTAGCGATTGCTTTACCGGTGCGGGCTTCGGTAAGATCCGTTCCAGACTCACGAGTTGAGGCAGGAGCAGGACCACTTGTAAGATTTGCAACAAACTGTTCGAGCACTTCGACGAGTTCTTCTGGTGCTTTGCATTGTCGCTTGATCATTTCTTCAAGATTTGGAACTGCTTCCAGCCATTTCTTCGTTTGGGCTTTGTCCTTGCTTAGGGGAGAAGGCTTTTTGCGAGCTTGAAGGTTGATTTGCTTCACGGGTGAACCCTTGTAGATGCGTGGCTTGCCACCTTCGATTACTTGCGTAACCGAGCAAGTGAAGTCATAACCTGCATCAGGTGAAAGCATGTCTTCGTCGATGTTATCCTTGTGTGTAAGGATGCCATAAACTTGATCACGAGTTTCCTTTGAGAACTCCCAAACTTGCGGACCTTTGTCTTCTTCACCACGAACAAGGATAACCGCATAAAAACGTTCCTTGGCACGAAGGTGTTTGGCAATAGACCAACCATCAGGATGCTTCTTGCTGTTGCGAAGCTCTTCAAACTGTTCCTTGATAGGATCTGGAAGCCCGAATGCGTATGGTGCAACCAGACGGTTTGCTGTTAGTGGTTCCCCATAATAAGCCACTGTTTGAAACGGCTCGTTTGAAGAATTTACAATGGGAAGAAAACGAATATCGTGTTCACCCATCGTAGGCTTCCAATATGCCTGTTTTTGTTGTGTTCCCTTACCAGCCGTTGATGATTTATCGTTTTTGGTTAGAGCTGCTTTGATTGCATCGAGATTGTAACTTGCCATGATATTTGCTCTTTTCTTTCTTGACCACAATTGTTGTTTGGTTGTATTGAATTAATACCTAATAGGGTGGTCTACCTACTAAATATTATGCCAGCGAATATTGTTATTGGATTGAAAGAACCTTTTCTTTACCTTTACCCATTACACAAGCAGCTTTTACAGCTTGTGAAAGAAGAACAGAAATCCAAGGTTCTCCTTGCGATGGAAGCTCTTCTCGCTGACCTTTGCTTCCGATCGTTGATACAGCATACCACTCATCAATATCAATCTCAACCTTATTTTGAGAAAGTGTAAAAAGGCTTAGTTGAGATACTGGTACATGCTGGAATCGATCGGCAACGTTGTAATAAATGCCTAGTTTATCACGATGCCAATCACTTGTGTTATCTACGTAGTATTCCTTACTTTCCGTACCAACTTTGCCAATGTCATGAAACAAAGAACAAAGAATAATACTCTGAGTTGATACAGAGTCCGTAAGATTGTATACCTGACGCAGCTTGGCCATGTTTTGTAGTACACGCAAAGAATGCTCCACGAGGCCACCGGGATGGCAGCAAGTATAATCTCGCTTTGTTGAAGCAGGTGCAAGCATGATTCGTTCACTGTTGTTATCCATATAACTTATAATAGAACCTCCCTTTGTACCAAGCTTCGAAGCCTGTGTCTTGAAAAGCTCAAAGTTCTTAATGATTACTTGTTCTTGGTTCATAGATTTATTTCCTGTTTTAGTTGTTGAACTTTACTCAGTCTGGTTTTGTTATCGGCAAGCAAAAATTCTAGCGTTTCAATGGTGTTCTTAACATGTTGTTCCTCCTCACCAAGCGTACGCACTAAGAGTGAATACAGATTGTCCAATGCTAGCTGTTCAGTGCTGCCGCATGAACTTATCACATCACGGACATATTCATTAGGACAATCCTCCTCTGATCGAGAAATAAAAGCAGAATATGCTCTTTTCGAAAGAGAACTATTTTTCAATACTTCAAGTTGCAATGGCTTAATATCTCTTTTCGTTTCTTTCTCAAAGAGAAAGTAAGCGAGCTCAATTGCTTTTTCTTTCGTAAGCGTCATTATTCTGAAAACCTTTTGTCTATTGACATATAAAATGTGGTGGCTTCTAGATTCCTGATGTCCATACTACCCAATTTACACAAACCATTAATCATACTAAAACTATTTTCATGAATATCAAGCACCAACGCATCGTGAAGAATAAACATAGGAATAATCTCATCCTCTTTACCGATCTCTGCCACATAATCTAGAATATTCAAGAATCCCAACGTTGCAACATCCACTGCCGTACTTTGTACGTAATGATTCACAAGCGTGTGTGCAGTTTCAGTCTTAACTCTTCTCCCATAAAAATTGGTGACGAACTTATATCCAGTTTCTTTCCACTGTTCATACAGTTTGGAACGAAGAGATTCTAAACCGAACCATTCTGCAATCTGCTTAACAACTGCTTCAAGATTTTGAATGTTGGGTAAACGTTGACGTAGAGTTTCTATGCCCGCTCCATATAGCTCAGACAAAACAATCTTCTTAACAACCTCACGGGTTACTTCCAGATTATCTTGGAATAAAGAGAGACCAATAGAGTCATATACGTCCCTCTCCCTTGGTTGTGTTCCACATGTAGCCAACAACACTCTCGGTTCCAGTGATTTATAGTCTAAGGAGATAACCTGACCATTATTACCCCAACGACTTTCAAGCACACTTCGATAAATTTTTGGAAGGTGCAAGAGCATAGGTCCAGAAGTTGTTTTAAATCTTCCTGTAATGTTGCTTACACGATCATATTCAACCGGTTGAGCATAACCTAAACCGTTTGGTTTAAACGATGTGATATGACCAGTTTGATCCAGTTTTGCGTACTGTTCATAACGTTCAACATTAATCTTTGCTGGCATGATATAATCAAACACTTTTTGTGTTGGAATATACACGTCTTGAAGATATCCAAGATCTAGACTGTTAAGTTCAGCGTGGAACCTTTCTTGATCCCTTTCAATCTGATTATACAGGCTTTTAGGCAGCGTTAAATGCCAAGGTACGGCATTGCCTTGCAGCCTTGGAGACAAGCCCCTATAAGCCCTTATAAACGGTTCTGGAGGTTGTTGCGGTTGTCTGACGAGATATAACTGCGAGATGAGTTCTTCGATATGATCCATGACCATACGTTACCATATGTTGAAGTTTAAATAAATGATTTATCGGCGTTGGTTTGTTGATGGTGGGATTGATTCCCCATGCATGTTTGAAAGCGAAGTTTCTGCCGTGTTAAGTTGACCAATAAGGTTGCGATATTGACCAAAGGCATCGTTTGCTGTAAATTTGATGGTTGTTTCAAAGCTCCCAGCTTCAATTTTATGCTGCAAACCTGTGATGTAATATATGTTATCGATCGAAGTGTTTGTGTTATAGTCCACGAATAACTCTTGACCATATCGCAAGAACGGACAACCTAAACTTGTCATGCTTAGTTCAACTGGATAAACACTTAGTGGAACACCGCCGGTTTGTTCACCATTAGGTTGAATAGGAGAGGCACTAAGAGAACGTAACATGTTGACTGTGTTCAAGTTAGGATCGCTCATAGAGCTTACAGTAGCAGTACGAATTGTTGTTCCCATTGCACCGTATATGATATGAGGTACGCTTTTCATAACAAACTCTTTGAGTTTTTGAGCACCACCAACAAAACGATATTGAGGAAAAGAAGCACCATCGCTGCGTTGCAAAGGTCTCATGTTTTCAATCAAACCCATAGACCTGCACTCCTCAACAAGACGACTATGCAAAACCCTCCAGTTCTCTCTCAAAAGCTCCACACTTTCACCGTTCTGCGCCGCTTGTGATTCCGTGGCTCGACGTTGAGGATCATCGCCTGCATAAGCACTCAAAACACCCATTACGTTGCTTGTTCCAAGCGTTAATAACTCCCTGAATGAACTGTTGGGTGAGCAAGCTTTGTCATATATGTGAATTTTAAGTATCGTTTTTCCTTCATCCACTCTGTTGTTGACAACAGCTTGAGTTGCTTCAATGTCAAAAGTAAGTTGTGGCATGGTGAAATCTGAGTGATGACCAATGTTGTAGTTACGCATTTTTGTATACATTTGATCATCAAACGTGTTGGAGTGAGCGGGTACTAGTTCGTTTCTTTCGTATTTGTAAAGGCTGGCAATACCGTAACCCGGACTTAAAGGATCATCCACAATCTTTGTTGCAATAAAGTTAATGAACTCGTTAACGCTCAAGTTAACTGTTCTGCCTACGTTTTCCATGCGCATTCTTCCATACTCACGAACAAAGAAGTCTGTTCTTACTGGAAACTGAGAAATATTGCAATGACTCATCAAACTGGCTTTGTTGTTGAAGTTATAAAAGTACAACTGCACTTCTTCAAACTTTTGATTGCCATCCGGATTTTTAAGGCTAGCCAAAGGCTTACCAATAAAAGCTGTTACTAAAGTTCCTAATGACACCACAGCGTTTGCACTAAACTGTTCAACAGGAACAGTACCGGGACCAGCCGTTGCTCCGTTGTTGCCCGTAGAAGGAAGCTGCCCTGTTGGTGTTTCTTGTCTAGAAGGTTGTATGCGGTTTTGTGTTAAAAAATTGCCATTTTTTAAAGCGTTCCATGCAAAAGGTGGCATTGTTTCCAAGAAGCTATCATTGTAATAGTTTGCTGCTGATGCTCTTGCTCGTCCGTCTGCAAGGTTGATTCTGTTTAGAATTTCTCGTACTTCTTGGTTAATTGTTCTTGTTACGTTTGTGATTGCACCAGCGCCGGGAGCATTAGCATTTTCACGAATATTCCGACCAACAAGATCGTTGATTTTTGACTGTAACTGTCTAGCATTTTCTCTAAGAGCAGGATTTTGTACATTTCTGCCTGTTCTGGAGGCGAGTGTCTGTTGCAAGCGATGAAGTTCTCTTATGGTATCCCTCGAAAGAACCAAATTGTTTGTTGCATCACCGGCAGCACTTAAACCTTGTATGCCACGGATTTCTCTACGTCTTTGATTTCTGTTGTTTTGGTTTTCTGGGGGAGAAGGAAAAACCAGTCCAGAAAGTCTGTTGATTGTTTCTGAAAGTCTTTGCACTTCTCTTATTTGTTGTTGAATACGTCCAGCAGAATCTTGACCTACGATTGATAGTTCTGTGATTTCTGATGAACCTCTACCAATCAAGTTCAAAGTAATGTTAACTTGTCCAACATCATCAAAGTTAAAGTTACTTGTAACAACCGTAAAATGATCGATGGCTCTTGTAAGATTCAAAAGATCTGCATATGGATTTTGTCCCATGGGATCTGGATGTGACCAACCGTATTCAACTTCGAGGAACGATTCACCATAACGATCTGGTTTGATAAAATCAGCAAACTCTCCCATGCGTGAGCGATCATGCAAAATGATTTCCAAAGTAGCTGAACGTGTTCCTTGCAAACCATATGCACTTTTGATATCAATGCTAAAAGACTTGATTGAAGCCAATGGACGCATTGGATCAATTACCGGAGCAAGATAGTTTTCTTTGTTTTTTGTTGCTTCGATGTTTACTAACGTTTGGGGAGCACGAAACAACTCCAAACCTGCTACTGTAAAGTTTTGAAAATCTCTCCCACCGCCAAAATCACCGGGAACAGAACCAGTTGGTATTTGACTAGCCAAACTGATAGCTCGCAAAGGTAGGTTTTCTGGTGTGTTTTGGCCTACATCTCTTGCACCTTCAACAAACTTTTGCAATGTGATCGCCGCAAGTTTGTTATCTTCTATTGCTTGTCTGGATGAATAAAACTTGATGTTCATCACAGGTGTTGCTCTTGTCATTTCCAGCGTTGGCATTGCGTTAAAGAAAACGGTTAGCAACTCTGAGTTCTTTTCACCCGGTACAAGCAAAGGATTTATCATTTGCAATGCACAAAGCTTTCTGCGAATTTCTGTATCTTTTTGTGCATCCCCAGTTGAAGGAATAGCCCGATCAAGCGTAGAGTAAAAGATTTTGTCTGGGCTACCTTCTAGATTGTTCGCTGAATTCCCTACCACATTTTCTGCATAGTGAAGTTTAACACAACGAGCAATGGCGTGTCTTCTGTTTGCCTTTTGTTCGTTGGTTACAGCCGACAGTAATTGATCCAAACCAACTCTTACAGAAGAACTAACATCTTGATCAACATCCAAAATTTTACGTGCGCCACCTCCATAATCCAACAGTTTTGCAAAAACAGGAGCTAGCTCTGGATCAGCTCTTACACTTAAATCGTTTATTGCACCACGAACACCTTCGTTCAATCCCGGTGCACGATTGTCCCTTGCGGTATTCCCAGTTTCATTTGCATTCGCTGTTCCAATCGCTTGTGATAATGCAAAGTAGTTTGCTAGCTCAGTTGGTGTTGTGAAACCAAAATATACAGCAAAATTACGTTTCAACTCACCAAGACGAGTATCTTTAAGTGCACGTACCGCAGCAGGATTAAGAATCGAGTTTTCTATGTCTAGTGATAGCATTTTATCCTATATATTGCAACAAAACAGAGGGCAGGTTTTTTTAGCCTAAGAACTGAAGTGCTTGCTGGAGGTCTGGAATCACGATTCTCGTGTTGGGAGGAATCTGTGTACACCAGCCTATGTTACTTGCGGCGGCTATGAGCCAGTAATACTTTCCATCGCCGTAGTATTGACCTGCCAAGACATCCAAGCGTATTAGTTCTTTAAGAAAAATCACGTTAACGCTGATTTGTCCAGCAGCAACCCCACTACGAATCTTTGCTATAGTATCACTTGTACCATATTGAAAATTGAAGTTAACTTTGGGTGTCAAGGTGTATCTGCTTGTAGCCATGTTATTCAGCCTTTACGGTTATAATACAAAGGTTTTCCTTTGTTGACAGCGAAATAATCAACTGGGGCGATATCTTTTGTGGTATGTTGTCCCGAACCAACCGGTTGTTCCGTTATGCTAGTGGGATTCTCTGTACCAGCTATTCCATTGTTAACGAAGTGATTCGAAGTTTTACCAACAGGCCAGATTGGTGCCCACATAATGCCGTTTGCATCCAGACCGGGGGTAATGTCGTGAATTACAGCCATTTGCAACTGTACAGTAACAAACATTGGAGCCCGAAGAAGGTCACTACCGTTAGTTCCCCAGTTTCCTTTGGCTTCACCATAATCGATTTTAAAGCTTGTGATCACGCCAGCAAGACCTTTACCCCCAGATGAACGAAAAGCTTTCATGATTGGGTTGTTGTTTACATCATAAAACACTTGCGGAGATAATCCTCGAATCGCTTCTTCCTGCTGAGAAGGTGTTGAGTTTTGTGCCTGCTGTGCAATACTAGTGTTTCTTGCTTCTTGCTCCCAAATAAAAGAAGTAGAAGCCGTATCAAGTATGTTTCCGTTTTGTAGTTGCTCGATTGTTATATGGTTTTCGGGAGCTTCTGAACCGTTGGCAGCTACAATTTGTGCGCTGGGGGTTGCTTCAATGTTATTTGTTTGATTGTTTTGCATTGCGCCAGCAGCATCCCAAATATAACGTTCTGGTTTTACTATAATCTCTGTTGCAACATGATGACCATTTCGATTGCTATCGGTAATTCGAACAACTCTGCATATGATTCTGGCAAACTGAACAGACGGTAGCGTACTCAATTGACGTTCCTCTGGTGTTGTACCGGTCGCTGCGTTTGCAAGTTTGTAATTACGTGCGTTTGGAAAATGTTCGGTTTTAAACACGATTTTATCGCCAGCAACTAACACTTCTCTTACTGCATAAGTTGGTCTGCTTGTTGTTCTTTGGCGATGTCGGCGCCCATTTGCAGACGCAGCTCCACCATCATTTGTTGCTGCGGCCAATGGTCTTTCACGCAACTTGGCAGCACGTTGTCTTTTTGCATCTGGGGTTTCTGTGGTAGGATTACCTGCGTCGGATGCTGGGGCACCTCCGGCGGGGGCCGTTCCTCTCGTCTGTGCTTGTTTTATGTTGTTGGCATCGACGTTATAATCTACATCAGTCGTGACACCAAACAAACGTGCAACTGCCATTTTGCTATAGTTGCTCTTATATAGATCTCCAAGTCGAAGACGAATTACAGGTGTTGCGCCGGGAATCTGAGAGAAAGGCTGGATAAACTTGATATTCTGAACGCTTATTTTGCGGCCTTGTGTCCATTGTGGGTAAATCATCATGGCAAGACGGTTGATCTTGTACCACATAATGTCATGATCGTCTTCAGAAGTGGCTACCATCTTAAAGTTAACAGATATGTTTCTTGTTGTACCTTTAAAGATCTGAACCTTATCCATGCGACCATAACCTTCTTGCGAACTATATTCAACGTTGAAATCTTCGCTAGCGTCTTCCAAAAACGCATGGAATGATAATATTTCATTTGTTCGTAAGTCATGGATGTAAAACGGCATATAATCGGCTTCAAGCTCGTTTTCAACCAAATTGACAACATCTGCTGATAGTCTTCCATTCTGCCAAGCAGATTGACGTTGCTCTCCGTTAAGGTGAAGCAGTTGGGCTTGTTCATGATTGTCGGGTAATGAAACTTGCAAACCTAGATCACTCCAGTGAGTTGAAAATCCATTTTGGTTTTGACCTAGGCCAACTGCGTTAAAAGATCCGGGTTGTGGCAACTGGTTAGCCAATCCAGCCAAGGGCAAACTCACCATGCCAGCAGTCTTGTTGCTCCAAGCCAAACCTTTTTGCGAACTTAATCTGGATTTTGCAACGAAGTAAGGACGAAGATCCGGCAAGCTGTCAACATAGCTTACGTTACTTCCTGTTGTCATTAATGAACTGTTATTGGATATATCCAAGTTGGCAGCAGCCCGAGCTCTTAAATCAAACTCAAACTTAACTTTGTCACCCATTCCCATCAAAACGTTGATAAAACGAACAATTTTCAAATCACGTATTTTGCGTATCAGATTACCGATACCCGCAATAGAAGCACCGCCAGTAAAATCTAAAGCGGTATCTTCAAACACAGTAATACCGCTTCTCAAAAGCTCCCTAAGAATAACGTTTAATCTTCCGCTTTCTGTAAGAATTTTTAAAGACGATGCCGCAGCTTGTTGCCCTGCGCCTACACCAGTAGTAAGGCTCCCTCCAAGAAAACTAAAACCAAAAAACTCTTGAATGCCTGCATTCAAACATTCTTCTAATTGATATCGAGTGTAAGAAAACATACCTTGAGTGCCAAGAAACTGTGCAGTAATGTCAGCTCCATCAACGTTGCTTAATGGATAAACACCAGAGTCTTGCAAAACAGAAGCGCCCAAAAGCCTTTGTTTTTCACTGTTATCCAGACTTGCAAACGGGGTCTCTCCAACAGGGTCTTTTCGCTTGTTAGATATAGCAGCAATAACACTAAGCAACAAAACAAATGCCAAAATCATAGCAACGGCAAGAGCTATTTGACCTATTGAAATAAGAGAATCGAACTGCGAATATACGTTATAGAGCGAACCGTATGTTTGAACATCATCGGTTGTTTCTATAAAGCTTAGATTGTTTGGTTTCTCTACGCCGGTAAGTTTTTTGATTTGATATGCCGGTGTAAATCTACCTAAACTTACTCGTTTCCCTATTCTTTGCTCTGAAGGAATAACCATTCTGGCTTCGGCTTCGGCTTTTGATGCTGCACTTTCTTCTGTTATAGCATAATCAAGCCCTGCACTACCTTGCACAGCCTCAAACATAACGTTAAGACCAATCACTTTCATTTGATCGATGGTCATTGCAGGCACATCGGTCTGTGTTTGATCTGTCGATCGAACATAACTCCCAGAAACATAGTTGACACTGTTACCAATTGTCTTATAAAAATAAGAACCAAGAGTTATTTTGCCGTCGTTTTTTTCTTGAGTTATGTCTGGGGTTATGGTTTTGTTTTCACTGTTATGCCCCCTTGAACTCAACAACGTTTCATCAACCAAATCACCATGCAATTTGGCGTTGTCTGGATTGATGTATAGTTTTTTATACACATTCAGGTTGAAATTTCTTGGTCCTTGAGCATTGTCTGTTTTGTAGTTAATACCAACAGAATCAGGGGTTACGGTTTCGATTGGAAACTGTGTAGGTTGACTATTAAACTCTGTTGCGGCATTAGGAATACCACTGATATCGATATATTTTGGCTGTCTGGTATCTTGTTGGTTTCCAAATCCGATTTTCTCTACAGGGGCTGCGACAAGAGAAATGTTGTTGATTTGTGATCGTTCGGAGGCATAGTCAGCAAATCGGTCGAGTATTGGTTCTGCAATATCAACTTCTCGATCGATTGCTGGGGCTACAGGAGCTTCACGACCACTTTGGTAAAAGATCGCTAAACGTCTTGTTGTTACGGTTGGGGTTGTGGCTAATGGAGCCGACAACGAATCATTGGTTGGTGGAACTATTGGCGGCATGAGTTACCTTGATGGATAACTATTCCGAACGCTGTTTTTTGGCTAATTCTTCGTAAGCTTGAGAAAGACCATCAAACTTACCTTGCATCTGCTCAAGCATCCCTTGAATTGCTCGAACCGTTTTTTCTCGCTCTTTTGGATCTTCGATTTGCCCCAGCAAACCGGTGATCATGCTGTTGGAAAATATTTCTTCGTTTAGGTTTTTCTTTATCATCCTTGGGTACCCCATTTAGGGTTAAATGCAGTCATTTGAAGCACAGGCGATGTTGCCGTTGCATTCGAGGAACGAGTACGTTGTGCGGTAGTGATTTGATCAGTATCTAATGTAACGTTAACGTTGATTGTTGCGTTGACGGCGGCATTGCGAACAGTCATAGATTGAGCCGCACCAAGTCTTGAACCCAAATTATCCAAACTTAATTGCAAAGGAGCAACACCTTGACCCAATCTTCCAATTTCTGCCGAAAACTCATTGTATGCGCTAACCATGTCTCTCATAGGTGTAAGAATTCTATCTCTTATATTAGTGGTAATGGTCGTTATCCTTCCTCCACCTTCGGAATCTATATAACCAAAATGATAGTCTAAAATACCTAGTATAGAATCAAAGTCCATATCTGTGCCATGGCCAAAGACTGCAACAAGGTTATTGTCCAATTTCGTTGCGGCGTTTGAGCCGATAACTGGTAGATTGGCCAGCGTTTCGGCGCCACGTATCAATTCTCCTACGCTGCTAGCGATGTCAGTCATTTTGGCAGCCTTGCCTTTAAGTCTCTGTGATATTCCACCAAGTTTAAAAAGTGGATTATCACGGCTTTGATCCATTAATGGATTAACCCCACGACCTCCAGAAGTGCCCGTGCTTGTTAAACTACGAAGCACATTGTCAATGTTTTGAAGCGGAACGTCCAAAACATTTGCAGCAATCGGAGTTGTGTTTGAACCTGCAATATCCTTCAAGGCTCTAGTTGCCTCAATAAGAGTTTTAATAGCTTCAAAAACCGTTTTTATTGTTGTTGCTTTTGCTGCAATACCTTTTGGTACTGGAAAAGTAGCAAGAGCGTTTAGTGCGGCGTATGTTGTATTACCATATCCCGGCACGTCACCCACGCCGGTTTTGCTAAACAATCCAATCAGTAAGTTTAAAGGAGGGTTGATGGTATCCAACACACTTTGAACGCTTGTGGTTGTTGCACCTCCTGCACCCGTGGTTGTCACTTTCAAAGAGTTGGTTATTGCGGTAATGGTGTTGATAAGCTCAAACACACCTTTGACTGCGTTAATCTTTGAAGCTAAAGCCTTTGTGTCAATGTTTAAATCTTGCAACGAAGTTATTACTTTTGGAATAATCGTTGTCATCATGTCACTGATAAACGTTGATATTGATGTAAGAGTTGTGCTAATCAAGTTTTGTCTTGCTTGTATTTGTTCTGGTGTTAAAGATGCAGCTCTTACGCTATCAGATGCAGAACGCATCGATTCCATCACTGAAGGAATGATTCTTCCCAAAACTTCCAAGATCGAAGTAACAGCTTGAATGCCTTTGATTTTGTTTTCATCAACAGTCATGCTAGTGATAACTTCAATGATTCCTTTGATGCCTTTGTTGTTTGGTGTTCCATCACCATTTATAAGTTTTTCAACTTGTGTGGTAATGTTGGACATATATGCTGAGAGGCCAGAAGTATCTAAGTTTTCTTGCGCTCCGGTCCAAGTTGTTGAAACTCTAAAAAATCTAAGTTGATCTGGAGTTAGAACAAATACTTTAGCTAACTCGGCCACGCCTTTTAGTATGTTGCCAATACTTTCGGCAGCTTTTAGTTTTTCTGGAGTTATTGCACTGTTGTTTAGAAGTGTACTAATGCTGGAAATCACACTAGTCAAAGTTGAACTCATCGATCCAACTATTCCAGTGACCAAGTTTTTGATACTATCCAAAACCCAACCAATCTGGTCTTCAGTGTTAAGTTCATCAACCAATCCTGTAACGGCTCTAATGGTTTCTGGCAACGATCCTGTTAGTTGAGCTATTGCAGGAACAAATGAACTAAGAAGTGTTGCGCCTGCTTTTACACCTTCAACTTGAGATGGATTCAAGTTTTTAAAGCTGTCAGCAATCTTTGGAACGATTCCGTCTGGCCCTTTAAATATTCCATTAAGGAAGTCTTCTACAAATTTTTTGATTTTGTCAAGATTACCTATTAAAGCTCCTGCGTCGGCCCCAAAGAGAATTCCAATCAAGCTGTTGCTGCCTGATGAACTTATAGCTTCAATGAGTCTAGCTAAAGGTGGCAGCATGTTACTGATCCCTTTCGCTACCGTTTCGAAAACTTCTGCTTTGGCTTTAAGAACAGCAGGATCGCCTTGAATGTTTCCTATAGTAGTGATAAGATCTGAGACAATTGTTTTAATGGTGTTAAGCAAACCATTAGGTCCGACGAGCATATCTTTGATCTTTCCAAAACTATTACTAGCGTCGAGGCCAACGATCATGCCCACTAAACTACCACGGCCAGCAAGAGCAAGAGATGCCATCGACTCAATAACATCTTTCATTAGATTGCCAACAGCCGACATAATCGTAGCAGCGGCTTTTGCTTTACTTTCATCGATATTGACCGTACCCAAGTCCTTAAGCATATTTTTTGCTATTCCGATCAACACATTAACCGTATCTTTTACCTTGTAGAGCATGAATGTCATTTTGGCAATTGCGGTTAAGCCGATATTGTTTGATGCTAAAGCTATACCCATGATCATAGCAGCTATAACAGCAAACAGTTCGGTCATTGATTCTAAAATAGTAAACGTTTTTTCCGTTTTTTCTTTGTCTACATTTCCAAGTTCACCGATTAACCACTTGGAAAAAGGTGCCATTAATCCTAAAACAACGCCCGCTGCGACGACTCCAACGACGGCAGCGCCCACGGCCAAACCAGCAGAAGCCGTGATTGTTGCACCAAGAGCAGCAAGACCAACAAACAAAAGAGATACTGCTCCAAGCAACAAAACCATCGAACCTAACACAAGAAAAGTACTTTCGGTTTCTGCAATTTTAATATTTCCAAGCTTTCCAATAACCCAACTTGCAAATGGCACCAATAAACCTAACATTAGGGCTGCGGCGGCAAGACCAACCGTAGCTGGTATGGCACCCTCCGTTAATCGGACACTTTGCATGGCCATAAAAGTAATGAGTAATGCGATCCCGGCAAACATCGCACCGAAAGCACTCATAACCAACACTGTTTTTGCTATATCTTCTGCTGGGAGTTTGCCAAGTACGTTAACAGCCAAGTAAGCTATGGGTATCAAAGCTAACATGACCACGCTAGCCAACCCAATCGATTTAACGGCGTTCATAACACCGCCTTCTTTGATATCAGCCGTTGCGATTGCCTTAACCATGTTTCCAAGGCCAATAAACAAAACTCCAAAGATACCAATCAAAACCGCTGTAAACGCAATCGATTCTTTGCTCAATCCAGAGTTTTCGATTTCTTTTGCAATCGACAAAATGATTGGCATCAACAATCTAATCGCAACAGCAATCACAGCCATCGCACCAACAAGTTTAATCATGTTTGTACCAAAGCTCTTCATGTCTGATGCAAAGGTACCAGTTTGTTGTGCTTGGCTAGCGGCGTCACCGGCTCCCGCAGCACCACCCGCAGCCCGTGCCGCTCCCGGCATTTTGTCCAAAAAGCCTGTTATAACTTTTTCAAATCCAACTTTTAGAAGAGCTGCACCAGCGGCTCTAGCGATACCCATAAACAAAGCAGGACCAAATATTAGCGCCACAAGCTTAAGCAAGTGAGGTTTGATATACTTCTCAAACAACAACTTCATAAGCTCAACGATTTGTCCACCAATCACTTGAAGCAATGGCCAAAGCTCTTTAACCACATAAGAAAACGCTTGAACAAACATTCCCTTAATACCGTCGCCAGCTTCGGAACCAAGTTTTTTCAAACTGGATGGGTCACGGACAAAACCAATAACAATACCAAGAACGTCTTTAAAGGCAGACAGTGCGTTTCTTAACCCTTCAACAAAAATCATTCCGATTGTTTTGTAGAAGGTTTTAAGTCCATCAAGGAACTTCATACCAGAAGGTGTTCCTTTAGTGAAGAAGTCAAAGAATATCTTCTTCATGTTCTTCATAAACTCTTGCACGCCTGCTTTTGGATCGGTTTGCAAAGCTTTAAAAAACTTTCGAAATTCTTCTTTGACTTGTGTCATCAGATCCCTAAAGCGTCTTGGATCAAACATTTCTGCAAGACCCTTAAACATGTCTTTTATGCCGGGGAATTCATGCACAAACATGCGACCAACTTCACGACCAGCCAAATAAACAGCCCGCAAACTTCGCTGCAAGTTTCTTGTAACTTCCCTGAACTCTTTACTTCGTCTTACACCGCTTTCAAAACCTTTGGCAAATATATCAAAGAATGATCCCTTCATTGCACTGCCAGACTGCACCAATCTTTCAATCGATTTAGCCAACTGTTGCATTGCTTCTTGCTGGGATATCTGTTGTTTCTGAGACTTCTTCATCTGAGCGTCCAAGGCCGCTCCAGACAAAGCTCGATTCTTTTGCGAGAATGCCAACCTAGCTTCTTCTTCGGAAACACCAGCAGTTTCAGCCAAGTATTTACGTTCTTGTATGGTCATCTGTTCGATGTTTCTGCCAGTTTTAAAGAAAGCTTTTCGCATCATCTCTAGTTTTTCTGTAGGATTTTGGGCTTTCATCAACTTCATAGCGTCGATGTTCATGTTAAACCCTTCCGACAACTTAGCAGCTTGTTGTGCGGCATCCTCAAAATTAAGAGACTTATCCATCACTTTCTTAAGTGCTTCCATAGAAAGACCTAGTTTTCTGGCATAAGTTGCGACGGTCAACATTTGTTTGGGAGCCATAATCCCAAACGTCCCCGTCTCCTTCATCATATAGTTAAGGTCAGCACCATATTCCTTGGCAGTAATACCAAACGTTCTTTCTGCTCTTGCAATATCTTTGGTTAGTTGTTTAATGGCGGTGCCGGTATCAACACCGCCTTCCCTAGCAGTTATATAGAAAGTCTTTAATGCTTCAGCGTTTAAGCCTGTTGCTTTTCGTAGAACTGTAAAATCTCTTTCGGAACCTCGCAAAGAAGCAGCAAACTCGCTAAATATTGGCCCCATGCCTTTTGCTATTTCCATGTTCTCACGTAAGAGCTTGGCTAAACCTGCACGGCCATAGCCAAACACTTGAGACATTCTAAGGCCGGATTCACCTAAACCATGCATACTTTCTGTCATGTTTTTGACAGCAGCAGAAGTGCCTACCTCTAAGTTACCAAACTCTTTACGAAGATCTTCAAGTGCGCCTTTATATTCGTCTGTACCACCTCCAGCAGCACCTTGAAAGAAGTCCAACAGCCTACCGGGTAAAGATAAAAAGATTCCGCCTATATCTTTGAGCAAACCAAAAGCAGAACCTCCCATAGACAAAATGTTTTTAAATAAATTTGTTGAAAGATTTAAACCAGATCTGAAGCCGCCAAGAAACTCTGCTGGAATGCTTAGATTTTTAACTCCTTCAGCGAGTTTTCTAACAGCACCTTCAAGTTTACCAACTTCTTTTTCTGCTACTTCTTCAATTTCTTTACCGAATTCTTTTGTTTTCTCTTGAGCTTCACGAAGAGCTTCAGTTACTTCTTTAACCTTAACGGCATCAATCTTACCAAAACAGTCTTGTGCTTTGCACAAAGCGTCAACAAGTTGTGCTTGAGCGTGATAAGCTTCTGTTTGCTTTTCAACTTGTGCAGTGATTTGCTGCATAGTTGCTAGCAGTTGTTGTGCAATCTTAAGGTTGTCGGCTGTGGCCATTTTTAAAACGCTCCTGCTTGTGAATAAGTATCGATACGAACATTTTGTTGGTAGTATTTATGATACGAACTGGATGCTTATTATGAACGAAAACCAAGCAGAAAAGATACTGAATGAGTTCTTGCGTGTTCCATATATGGAGAACCCCATATCTTTGGCCGTAAGCAACTATAAAATGACCACCCTTGGAAAGTTAGTGTTTGCTTCTATTATTACCACAATGGTCACAGGACAACGTTCACCATTTAAACTTTCTGGAGATCCAAGGAAGATCGAAATACTTGCTAGAGCAGTTCAAAGCAGCAAACGTTTTCAAGATGAAATCAAACGACCGGGCGCTAGCGTTGATTCCGTTATGCGTGCCTTGGATGCAAAAAATCTTGACGCAAACAACTTTCGCTCCGTGTTCGGTGTGGACTTCCCATTATGATTTATAAAACGCCCCCTCTGCCCTATATATAAAGGATGGACGAGAGTTGAATAGTTTATAAAACGTGCCCTCCTTGCTATATGATAACATATAATCATGCCGATTAGAAATATCACTCCGAAACCGGTTACTTTCAGCTCAGACAAAGTTACAAGAGTTGATATTAACGTTCCTTGCAATGTCAACGGAACCGATATCTCAACTCTTGTCACACGTATTCAAACTTTAGAAACAACCATACGAGACTACGAAACTCGTATTCAAACTTTAGAACGGAAAACGGCGAACTTAACATAAACGTTCATATTTACCTTTATAGGAAAAGGTTATATATGAACAACAAAGAAATCCTGAAGCTTTTAATTCTAGAAGCTTTACAATCAGAACTAAATCGTAGTGATGATGAAGAAATTCGAGACTATCGTCTCGAACCTCTTTATATTTCAAATAAAGACAAATATTTGTTGTTTGACGAAGATCAGCCAGAAAACGAAGAAAACATTTTGGAACTTGGTGCGGTGCTAGAGGATGGAACACCTGTTTGCGAAGGTTGTCTTGTTGCTTATATGAATGAGAACTATAAGATGCTAACTGAAGCAGAATATAGAGGCCGCAAAGTATCTCTTGGCAAACCAATGCCAAATGATCCCGGTGGTAAAAAGAAATCGAAAGTATATGTTCGTGATCCAAAAACTGGAAATGTTAAAAAGGTTACTTTCGGTGATCGAACCATGCGTATCAAGAAGAGTAATCCGAAACGTCGCAAAAGCTTTAGAGCTCGTCACAACTGTTCTAATCCCGGCCCACGAACTAAAGCCAAGTTCTGGAGCTGCCGTGCTTGGGAATAATCAGTTGAAGAATTTGTTTTTTTCTTTTTGACCTTCGATCCAATGACCCAAGCATCTTGGTTCATAGGTTTCAATTCCACCGATAAGAACCTGAGCAGAAGAGGAAGCATTAACTTTTCGAAATGTTCTTGTTGCTTCATCACCACAAACAGAACAAACCCCAGAAAGTTTGTAAACGTTGTTTGCTAGAGCTAACAGATAAGGCATAGAACCGAAGGGTTGACCTTCACTATCCATATCAAGTCCTACAGCAACAACATCAACGCCAGATGCCAGAATAAGAGGAATCGATTCCTCACAAAGATCTTTGAAGAACTGTGCTTCGTCTACTAAGAGTACGTCAACACCCTCAACATCTAACTCATCCAGAGTTTCATTAATTCCTAAACGACGAACAGCATGGCCTGTTGTTTTCTGGAGAGATGTGCCGTCGTGAGAAACGATATCATCGTTTGAATATCTGTCATCGATTACCGGTTTGATTACAAGGACATTTTTGTTCTCTTCCAAACTAGCTTCTAGCTCGGCGATTAGGGCTGTTGTTTTTCCTGCATACATTGAACCTGCATAGACTGTAAGTGTTCCTGTTTTCATGGTTTATATGTAAACTCCAAGATTAAATCGGGACCATCGATCAACTGATGCACCTTTACATCGTTATACTCAACGATTTTCATCATGATTCCATAGCAATCGTATTGTCTTACAATTAGTTTACCAAACCTTGTGTCACGCCTTGCCATGGCAATAGGATTGTTTGCAATTACAAGTGGTCGTGTGAGATAAAACTGACCGACGGGTAAGTCTTTTGACCCAAGTTTGGAGCGTTCTCCATCAAACTGATAAAGTTCGCCCCCTTGAGGAAGTGGTATACCAACAGTATAAGTGAAGTGTTGTGACATAGTGTTGTTTGAGTATGTCACACTAAATCAGTTATGTAAAACAAGAGAGGTAACGTTTTGGCTAGGTAAATCTTTGTGTTCTCGGGTTCACAAACTGTCTTGCTTTACCTGTCATAGCTCTTAGGTCTGCGCTGTTGTGGTGCGGAGCTTTACTGGGGATATCTGCGTTTTTATCTGCTGCCTTTGAGATTTCTTTATTGATGCGTTCTATGAGCCAACGTTTGTAAGCTACTGGGAAGTTCAAATATTCGGAGTATGTCATTCCGTAATAGTAGCCGAGCAGAAACATTGGCTCAAGTAGAACGGCTTCAATATCATCGGGCGTTAGGCCAAAAAAAGGTAGGACCGAGTGGAACGGTCAATCCTTCCTGATGTCCACATCCATTGCATACAAATTCGGCGGTCATATCGATACCGGGTTCAGATTCGTCCAGAACTTTCCGCAACGCCAACGAATCTCTTGCAGGCATATGTTGACAAAACTGATTGATAAAGCCACGTTCTGTGTTGCCTTCAATCGCAACAATACTGTTCATAAGTTTGGTTGTTACAAGATTTTCTTGAACAATACCCTTCTTGCGGCGTGCTTCAATATCTTGAAGCATTCTTTCTTCTTCTCGGCCAGTGAGGAACTTATAGACCACTGTTTTCTTCGAAAATGGCAAAGTGAATTCAAATGCGTTTTGTCCGGGTCCAACTTGCTTAAGTTTTGAAAGATCCAGTTCTTTTACCGGTAAATTCTCTAGATCCACCGAGAAATCTTGTTGCAATTCACATTCTGGGCATGTGACTTTTGGTGCGTAAGATGCGCCGTAGCCAGTAATACGTACTGCAATCATTAATGCGTTACGATCACCAGAAATCATACTGTTAACATCGATACTTTTGTCGATGATGCAGCTTTTGATGAGCTCAGTTACAACAGTACCTTTACGAACAAGGGTACGGTTCATAAGAATATCTTCTTCACGAGCAGTCATTGGTTTTAGCTCAACTGTTTGAGCCATGTGCAATGGACCATCAGGATAAACTAGACCTTTCGATGGAAGAGGTACCTCTGCTACTGGTAGTTCAAACCCAATAGCTTGTCTAGCTGCTTGCACAGCCGATTGTGTTTGCATACCTTGAACAACAGGCAAACCACCTTGGGCTGCTTGTTGCGCAGCAAAAATGCTGTTTCTATATTCTCTTGTTTCTTCTTCAGTCATTGACATATGTTACTCCGATGCTAGTTTATAAACCTATACTAGCATACCAGAGTTTCAATGCATTAGCTAAGAATGTTCAAAGTGTAGGAAGATCTTTTTCTACAGTGTTGCCTGCCGAAACAGACGTTGATGCGGCTTTGCCAGACTTTTTGGTTTCTGGTTCTTTTTGACGTTCTGAAAGGTTTTTAACAACCTCGGATGCATGAACAACAGCTTCGATCATTTTGCTATGCATATCTGCCATCGCTTGAGCATAAATTTGTTGTTCTTCATCTGAAAGCTCGTCAGGATCTTTTAATTCAAGAGCCTCAACAATATCTTCTTCAAACTTCATTGCGGTTTGTTGCGCTTGAATGGTCAAAGAGCGAATAGCTTGAAACTTCTTGCCCTCTTTGAGCATATGAATCTTTCTCTCAACCATAAGAGAAACAAGTTTTTGTAATTTGGTTTCAGTTAACATTGAATATCTCTCTTAGCGTTGTTTGTTATATTTTAGATAGTTGTGAATAGAATCAATCATTGCAGATGCAACCGCAATTTTTTCTTGAACCCATTCCTCATTATCTGGAACTTGTGCAGCCAAACCATGAAGTTCTGTGGCTTTTTCCGACATTTTTGCAAGGTTGGCCATAATCATGCCTTTTTCACCTTGATCTGCGCTATCCCAGTGATCGCCTTTGCCAGCTAAACCTTCCATATCTTCATGACCATCGTGCATGCCCATACCGGGAAACAATCCAGCAGATATCTCCGGCTCGCCAAGTTCGATTACTTCGACGTGCGATTCCGGTTCTCCACCTTTCATTGCTTGGCATGCACATTCCTTAATAATGGCTTTGAGTTGTTTATATGTTAGTTGCTTATTCATCTTCTCACCTTCTTGTTCAATTGCTTATAGACTAAATATTCTCGTAAACTAGTTTGCAATCTAGATTCTTTAACTGGAGGTGCTGATGGTGCGGGTG